TGGCCATTTCCCAGGTGTTGGCGCGTTCTTCTCTCAGTTTCAGGATCTGATTCATGGAAATTCCTCCTTAATGCACAAGAAGGCCCAGCCGCTTCATGAGTTTGTCCGCGGGGACCTTGTTGGGTACGGGTTCTTTTGTTTTCTTCACAGACAGCTTGGTCAGCAGGGAATTGGTCACTGCCGCCCGGCTGAACAGCATGGCATCCACGTTGATGTCATTTTCCGTTTTCTCTTCGGTGTAGAGAATGGCGTCTGCAAAACCTAGTTCCACCGCCTTCTTAGCGTTGAACCAGGATTCTGCGTCCATCAGCCTGGAAATCTTGTTCCGGGACAGGCCGGTTTTGATTTCGTAGGCGTTGACGATGCTTTCCTTTACTTCAGAGAGCATATCTATGGCCTTCTGCATTTCCTTGCTGTCGCCAATAGCCACCGTGATGGGATTGTGGATCATCATCATGGCCACCGGGGACATTTCCACCTGGCTTCCGGCCATGGCAATGACGCTGGCGGCAGAGGCGGCCAGGCCGTCGATCTTCACGGTCACATGCCCCGGATAGTCCATCAGCATGTTGTAGATCTGGGCTGCTGCAAACACATCGCCCCCGGGGGAATTGATCCAGAGGGTAATATCTCCGCTGCCGGCCATCAATTCATCTTTAAAGAGCTTCGGAGTCACTTCGTCCCCGAACCAGGTTTCATCGGAAATTTCTCCAGAAAGGTACAGTGTGCGAGCTTCTTCTCCTTCGTTTTTCACCCAATTCCAAAATTTACGTTTCATGGGATTCCTCCTTATTGCCAGAGCCTGCAAACAGGCCGGCATCCTTTAGTTTCGTCATATTTCCGTTGATGAGGTACAGGTCCCCGCCTTCTTCTTCCGGGATCCGGTTCATGTTCTCCAGTTCCCGGATATCGTTGGCGGATAGCCACCCGTTCTGGCGGCCTACGGCATAGCCATTCATCCGGCTTTCGTAGTCGCCTCGAAGAAGTCCATCCACATTGAAATGGATTTCATACCGGGTCCGTTCTTCCGGTGTCAAGAGTGCCTGGCTCATGGCCTGCTCCCACCGGGACACCCAGGGCCCAAGGGTATACTTCACAAATTCCAGGGACTGCTGCTCAATGTTGGAAAAGGTGGATTTCTCCAGATCTCCGATCATATGAGGCGGCACCCGGAAGATCCGGGCAATCTCGTCAATTTGGAACTTTCTTGTTTCCAGGAACTGGGCCTGGTCCGGAGAAATCCCAATGGGAGAATACTTCATGTAGAGTAGGCAAGTGCCGCCGTGCATTGTTTCCAATGTCGGTTTGCACAAGCCTCTCCCCAAACCGTGCTTACACCTCTCGATGTACACGGCTTTCCATTTACACTATGACGAATGATGGATTTTCTTATGGCATTCTTTACAAACAACAAGTGTTTTCCGCTTTCTTGCAATCATCGCCATTTCCCATTGCTCCTTACCTTTGAGGTTTTTCATCTTGTTGATGTGATGAATTTCAAAAGCAATGCCATCACCTTCCGCACCGCATAATTCACATTTACAAGCCTTCAACCTGGCTTCAAGAGAATTTCTTGTGTTGAAATGGATATGGTTCTTCACCGTATCAATGCTTGGTTCGTCAAAGACAGTTCCTCGTTTGAAGTCCGAGAATTTCACAATCATCATGCGCTTTTTCTCTTTCTTCGTTTTATAAGGAATGCCCCACGACTTTCCGCACTTGAATATCCTCTTTATGCCTGATATTCTGGTTTTATGCTTCTTAGCAAGTGTTTTCAGACAGCTGTATTCCATCAGATAAACGAAATACGTCAGCTTTGAGAAATTACTGGCTATGCAGTAATAATTACAGATTCCACGAGTCTGCGAGTTATAGGTATCTACAATTTCAAGGTCAGTAAGACCCGCCATTGAGTTTCTTTGCCATGGGATGAGTTTGCCGTCCTTACCTTGAATGACAATCTCACGGTCGTACATGAACTTCTCAATCCGCTCCATGGGAATAAGCAATTCCACAGAGTTATTAAGCGTCCGCTGTAAAACCCCATTGGTTTTCCTTTTGGATTCCTGACATCTGCGCACGTTGATGTCATATCCGAGAAAATGAGCATTGCCGGAACTGTGCGTGATTTTTGTTTTCTCGTCAGACAATTCCAGTTTTAATCTTGTTGCCACAAACAACGTAAGCTCCTGCTTTATACGCTCCGCATCCTCACGGCTTCCGCTGACACCGATAATAAAATCATCAGCATAGCGTACATAGGCGATTTTCTTGTCGGAAGCGTCCTTGTATGGCAATCTGCGCTTTTCCACTTCAAGCTTATGAATCTGTTTTAACAGTTCTTTCTTTTCCGCTTCATCAACGCATTCGCCGTAACGCTTTTGCAATTTGACAATTCCTCTCACCTTTTTGCCGTATGCAGGTGTATAGGCATAATCAGCAGGCGCATTAAATTCTTTCTGCATGGCTTCTACTTTCTTGTCCAACTCATGCAGATATATATTTGCAAGAATCGGGGAAAGAATGCCGCCCTGCGGAGTTCCGCTGTATGTCTTGTGGTACTCCCAATTATCCATGTAGCCCGCTTTCAGAAACTTTCCTATCAGATTTATGAACTTGCTGTCCTTAATCTTCTCAGAAAGCAGATTCAGCAGAACCGTGTGGTCAATGTTGTCAAAGCATCCCTTAATGTCTCCCTCGACAAACCATTTCGTACTGCGGAAAGAACGGCTGATTTCTTTCAGCGCTGAGTGACAGCTTCTATTCGGTCTGAATCCGTGCGAATGAGTACTGAAAACAGGCTCATAGATTACTTCAAGTATCTGCCGTATCGCATCCTGTATCAGTTTGTCTCTGAATGACGGAATACCTAATGGACGCATTTTTCCGTTGCGCTTAGGAATGTAGACACGTTTTACCGCTTTTGGCTCATAGGTTTGGTTTTTCAGTTCATCAATAATCTGATTCACATATTCCTTTCCAAAACCGTCAGCCGTATCATTGTCCACACCCTCAGTTCCTGCGCCCTTGTTTGCGTAAAGGTTCTTGTATGCGGTCATGTAAATATCCTCTCGCAAAAGATACCTATAGAGCCGCGTGTAGATACCGTCTGAATGCTCTTCAGAATTTCTGTACATTCGTTCTAAAATTTCAGATGTTGGTTTCATTGAGGTTTCTCCTCCCTTTCACCTTTCCTTTTAGAGTTGCATAAGCTGCGTTCCTTCGCCATGTAAGAGCTATTAACTCTCTCGGACTACTACGAACGCTCCGTACCCATGGGCGGTATTCAAGTCCTATAGACTATAGCCTTTCGGCATCTGCCTTTAGGGTATCCCCAGTTAGCGTCATTGCTTGGTATGCTCGAATTATCGGTTCCGCTTTAGACTCTTTAACACAGGTTCTCCTGCTCGTGCCGTGACATTCGCAATCATGCCGCCTTTGAAGGATGTAAAGACAGTCAGTCACGGAATGGGTAACAGGCTAATTTCCCAATTCCCCTCGGAAATGGACACTCAAGTCTCACGTTCAGTAGATACCTTAAACCTCATATCCGATTGTTGTGGCGGTTCAGTCGTACCCTTTAGCCTTTGAGTAACTTACCGCTTTCCTGTCGTGCTATGTTCCCGTATCAGCTTTCACTTTGCGGTAAGACAGGTCAACTCACCCATGATTGTGGGTGGTAGTACCAAACACTACTATCAATGACGCCCATCTGGGCGCACGCCTTCTTCTAGGACAGCAACCTTCCCGGCATTGCTGCTGCCCCCAAATTGGGACTGCCAGGCTTCCCGGACCCTCTGGGGATCCTTGATGGTTCCCGGATGCTCCAGGACGCCACTGGGAGAGGCCCCATTGGCGAAAAACTTCGCCCCGAACTCCTCGCAGGCGATGGCCATGCCGATGGCGTTCTTGGCCATGGCGATGGGAGAATACCCCACCAGCCCGTCAAACCCTAAACCGGGAATGTGCATCACATTCTCTTTTCGGAGCCGGACCGTACCATATTCTTTGATTTTCGGATTCTCGTCCGTGGCCTTGGTATAAAGGTAGTAGATCTCCCCATCCCCATCCCGGCACACTTCCATCCGGTCCGGCATCAGGGGATACAGGGCTACCACCTGCCCCCTGCCATTCCGGATGATCTGGGCGAAGGCATTGCCCCACAGAAGAAGATGGGTCATGAGCGTCTCCCGGAATACGAAACTTGTCATCTCCGGGTTAGGGGCATCGTGAAGAAGCCCCGCAAGGGGATGCTGGAATTCCCGGACTTTCCCGTTTCCTTCCCGGTTGTACCGGAAGAGATGGAGGGGCAAGCCTGCGATGGATTCTGAAAGGACCCGGACGCAGGCATAGACTGCCGTCATCTGCATGGCGGACCGTTCATTGACGGCCTTCCCGGAAGAAGAGCCGCCAAAGAAGAACCAGTGCCCGCCGCCCAGAAGGCTGTTTCTGGGCTTGTCCCTGGATTTGAAGAGTTTGGAAAATAAATTCATGAAAGACTCCTTTTATTTTTTGGCAACCGACTTTTAGTCGGTTTTCCCATTGACGACTCGATTTCGCGTCTAGTGACAGAAAAAAAGCCTTGTACTATGCTTGCTAACAGGAGGTAATGTGATATGAAATTTGGAGAAAAGATTAGACGCTATCGAGAAAACAATAACCTGACCCAAAAGGATCTAGGGGATCAGTTACATTTAACAGACGATGCAATCTACAAGTGGGAAGCTGGGAAAAGTTTCCCAGATGTCCCTATGCTTCGAAATCTTGTTGAACTCACAGGCTATGATGCTGAAACTCTGACAAACGATAACCGTTCTATCGAAGCCTATTACGGGCTTCCCGTTTCTGCTAAAACGTTCTTGTATGAAAAAACGATCAACGCAAGAGATTCAGTTCATGAAATCTATGATATTGGGTTACGAAAAGGAGTAAAATTACATCGTTTTACAAACCGCGGTGGAGAAGAATACTCAGCCATTTACTGTGGTTCAAATGAAATTTTTTCTTGTCCACGAAAAGAAGAAAAGGAAATGATTTATTACTGGAACACGAACGAAATCAATTTCTAAACGTAAGCCCTACTCACAACGAGCAGGGCTTTTCTCTATACAAAAAGCAGTCCCCGGGAATCGTAGACGCTTTCGTGAGCATTGTTCCCGCACCGGATAGCCCGGTCCAGGCCCATGATGGTGGCAATGGCCCCGTCGATCTTTTCTGTAGAC